GCGCACGGCAGGACATAGTTCTGGAACCACCTTCGATTACATCGTTGACAGCATCAACGGTGACGACACGACGGGCACCGGCTCTCTAGCAGCGCCGTTCAAAACCACGACCAAGGCGCACACGGTTGCCGTCGCGGCGGGCGGAAACAAGAAGATCGCGCTCAGGGGGCATCAGGGGCAAATCTACACCGCCGCGATCACCTGCGTCACCAACGGGATCGAGTTCCACGGCTACGATACCGAACAGCCGAAGTGGTACGGCTCCTATACCGTCACCGGGTTTGCGCAATGCACCGCCGGTGACGCTTCTGTTGTCGGCTCCAACTACGCGTCGATCTACAAGGCGACATTCACCACTAGCGGCAATATCGATCCGACCGTTTCGTTCAACAACCTGATCCCGCTTGAGAACGGCGTCCCGCTCAACCTCGTCCAGCTCCGGCACGATGTCAGTGACCTTTATTTCCAGGACTCGACCGACGATTTCTATTCGTCCGGGCTCAACGGCGACAGCGTCACCATCGGCGTTGACGGGTCCAATCATCCCTCCACCGTCACCCACGCCGCAGTCCTCGGCAATGGAACCACGCCCTACACCGACGCGCAGCTCACCAACTGCTCGATCATGCTCCATGCGAGCGCGAACAAGGCGCAGCTCGTCAAGGTCGCATCTTCATCCGGCGGCGTCCTCACCCTTGCCGCGAACTCGCTTACCAAGGAAACCATCAACGGCGACTGCTATTCGCTCCTGAACCTCATTCCCGCGCTGTCTGTCGGGCAATATGCGGTGAAGGACAATGGCGACGGGACGTGGACGATTTACGTCTGGCCGAACAATCCGGCCAATCTGTCGGCGGGGCTACCGATTGCATCTAAGCCGACGATGCTCAAGTTCTCGCAATGCTCGAACAACAAGGTTTCGAATATCGAGTTCGGGCAGTGCTCCAATTCGGACACCAGCGCCAGTGTCGCCACGGTCGTTTTCGACCGCACGACCAACGGCCAGTTCATCCAGAACACGATCCAGTACTACGGCTACAAGGACTTCATCGGCAACGGCGGAGTCCTCGTTCTCGGCGGCTCGGGCAACCTGATCCAATACAATGACGTGAAGGAGGGGCAGAACGACTTCGGCATCTTCCTCAACGTCTCGTCCTTCACTGCGTCTGCGAACCGCGTCCGTAACAACTACGTTAACCGCACTTCGCTGACCCCGATCCGCTGTTACGGGCAAGTCCTTGTCGCAGTCGTGGACAACAAGGCGCGGAGCTGCGGCAAGGGCGGACACGCAAACCGGATCAACTTCTATCTCGGCTGTGACCAAGTTCTGTGCTGGCGCAATGATCTCGACGACAATGGCGGCTACATGACGGCGCAGAACTCGTCGCGGCTGCTGTTTGGAATGAACTTCTGTCCGTCCGATCCGACCAGCACCGATGCGCGGGCGTTCGCTGATCAGAGCATCACCAACGATGCGCTCTATCCGCCGACAAACGCGGCGAGCAGCTATATCATCAACTGCGCCTTTCCGAAGCCTGCTGGGAACACGGGCACCGGAGACAGCCTCAACGTCGATATTCTGACATCGACCGAGAACCCGACGAGCGGAACGACCAAATTCGTCAATTGGGGCATCTTCAACAACGTCTCCCACGGGATCGTGGTGGAATCGACCCGCGAGCTGGCAGGAAGCCCGGATTACAATATCCTCACGCGTGGAACACCCGCAGGCGCACATAGCGTTGCCGAAACCAATCTCGACAATCTCTATTACGACTACACGCAGCCCAACTGGAACACCGTCCCCGGCTCGATCCTGACGACGCAAACGGGAATGGACGTCAGCTCCATCGTCTCGACGTGGGAGGCATGGTTCCCGGACATCAACCTTCGAATGACGCTCAACGGCTACACCTGGGACCCTGCCGATCCCGGCGTCGGGCCATACGGAAAGCATTGGCCGGTTCAGGTCGATGTGGCCGCGCCCACGCTTTCGAGCCTCGGAGCGACGATTACCGGAGCAAGTGCAGCTTGCTCTGTCACGACCAACGAACGCGGCGGGACGATCTATTGGGTGCGCTACAATGGCGGCTCGATTCCGAGTGGCGTTCAGGTAGTCGCGGGGCAAAACGGCGCAGGCGGTTCGGCCCTGTCGTCCGGAACCGTGGCGGTGAGCACCGGGCCGGGCGCTTACACCTTCAACGTCAGCGGGACGTCGGGCACGACCGATACGCTGGCCGTCGCCCACAAGGACCGCAGCGGCAACATCTCCGCCGTTGTCACAACCTCGCTCGCCTTCGCGGCCTACAGCCCGACATGGACGAGCATGAACGGGACGAACTTCCCGAGGAAGTCTTCAGCCCTTACTGGCGCTCAGGCCAGCACCCGCAAGATGGTTGCGGCGATCACGATCAGCCGTTCGGCCGCACAGCTCACCACCGGAGTTAGTGGCGGCTTGATGGTCGCCAACGGGTCATCGGTCGCTGTTCCGACATGGGGCACGACCTCGACCGGCAAGCTCCAGCTCATTCAGGAGCAAGCGGCGGATTCGGCGTTCGCCAATCTCGTCCTCCCATCTTCGGCGATGACTGCCGACATGCAATGCCTTATGCTCGTCTGCTTCAAGTCGGACGGTTCCACAGCGACCATGAACGCAACCCTGTGGAACATCGCGACCGGGGCGCAGATATTGAACACCGCAACGCAAGGTCCGACAGCGGGCGATATCAGCCTCAAGTTCCTCAACAACTACGACGTCTTCAAGGCCGCCGCGACCTACGAGCGCTTCATGCTGTGGGATAATCCGAGCATCGCAACGCCCGACGCGACCGACGCGACACTGCGCGGTTATTTCATGTCGGGCGGCGCTCTGCTCGATCCCGCTGTTGCCATCGCGAATGTCGGAACGCCGCTCATTAGCCTGTCCGATGCGGCGCTCGCCGTTGCCTCCGGTGCGACCGTCACGAACGGCGGTTCGGGCGGCAACTTCACGATGACTTAGGGGTGGACGAACAACAGTATCACCCCGCAGCATCCGGCCAGCAGCAGCGCGATCAGAATCCCGCCAATCGCGTTCAGGTCGGGATCGTGGGCGCGTCTCACGGATGGCCCTCCGCGATTGTGCGCTCGTTCTGCGACCAGTTCGCGTGAGCCGCGATGTAGAGCCAGGATGCCGCTAGGGCGACCGCCAGAACAATGCCGAGCGGCTTTTTCAGACGCAAGAACATAAGATGAATCCGTAACTGCGATCCGGCGCGGATTCACTAGCTCGTTACGGACTCGCAGTCAACGAAAGTTAGTCGTCCAGCTTCCTACTCGCCAAGCTGAGCCCTTGGAACAGCGCCGCGCGCACGGACTGTCCGGGGTCAGGTCGAACCTCAACCGTTCGCCCGTCCTCTGCTTCGAACGTCATCGTGTAGCGGCGCTTCCAGAAGAAGAGTCTCATGGGTTCTGTTTAGCCAATTCGATAGCGAAAGTTAAGCGTATGCACGATCACCGGATGCTCGACGCGGCCACTTGGGGCTCAGCTCTCATTGCTGCCGTAAGCCTCGCCAATGCGGCGCTTGTCCTGACCGTCATCGCCACGCTGATCTCGATAGCGCTGGGACTGATCCGATTGCACGATCGCATTCGTTATGGGCCGCCGGGAGGAAGGGCATGAGCCGCGCGCAGAAGAGCGGCGGGAACGTCTTTGCCGACATCGGCTGCCCGTATCCCAAAGCGCAGCTCGCATTGGCGGACATGCGGATTGCTTATGAGGCGGCGCTTCGCGAGCCCGTGCCGACGAAGCTCCAGGAATTGCTCGCCAAGCTGAAGTGAGGGCCGCCGCGTTCGTGCTTCCGAGCAGCGAGCGGGGGATCAGGTCACAGCCCAAGCCTACTGACGGCGGCCCAAATGGTTGGCGGCGGTTCGGTTTCCGTCCCCGACGCTGACAGGGTGAACCGGTTCGGCCCCCGTTCAACCCTCGACATCCCAACGCCCGTTCCCCGTGGAAGGTTCCGCCGATGCTCGTGTTGCGCGACATCCTCGATCATGTCGCGGGGCGGAACACGGGCGCATTGGGCGACGACATCGCGAACGGCATGGACCGCTACTGCCCGCAATACGAGATTACGACGCACCTACGGCTTGCCCACTTCATCGCCCAAGCGTGCCATGAAACCGGAGGCTTCAGATACCTTCAGGAGATATGGGGTCCGACCGACGCACAGAAGCGCTACGAATACCGAAAAGACCTCGGCAACACCAAGCTCGGCGACGGGCACATGTTTCGGGGCCGTGGAATCTTTCAGCTCACCGGGCGGGCGAATTACGAGCGCGTGGGGAAGTCTCTAGGGCTTCCGCTGATCGTGGACCCAGACCTCGCGGCGGACCCGCAAGTCTCGGTTCGGATCGCCGGCCACTATTGGTCCACGCACCAGATCAACGTGCCCGCAGATGCCAATGACATCGTTCGTGTGACCCGCGCGATCAACGGGGGCCTGAACGGACTTGGGGACAGAAAGGCGTGCTTCATCAGGGCGCGACAGATGCTACCGTGAAGATACTCAACTACTTACGCCAGCGGCTTAACGAGCGCTCGACCTACATGTTTATCGTCGGCGCGATGGGGTCGGTTTCGGTGCTTCCAGTGCCGTTCAACTGGATCGGGTTTTTGCTGCTGATGATTGCGGCGTTTGTGCCGGACGGACCAGCGGTTACGCCGGGGGCTTAGACCAGTTCGCCATCTGCTCGCGAACGGTTTCAACCAGCGATTTGCCAATCGGTTTCTCAGGGCCAACCCAATAGGTCCGCCCGTCCACATAGCGCGTTTCGCGGGCGAATTTGCGGTATTATGTAGCATTTGCACCAAGGCGAAACAATGCTTTTCGCCATCGATTCCGATACATTCGCCCGCGTGAGCGGATACGATTTGACCCTATCGGGCTTGCTTCGGAAGCGAGCGGAAATGGCGGCCCAGGCTGAAGCTATGCGCGCTCAGCTAACAGGGCAGCTGAGCGCGCTGGACCACATTGACGCCGTGATCCGTATCCTGAAGCCTGACATTGACCTTGAGGACTTGCCAGAGCGTCCGGTGGCACCGGCCCTGTCTGGCACACGCGGCGATCTACAGCGGTTCCTGATCGACCAGCTGCGGCGCGCCAATCGCCCGCTTGACACGTTCGCGCTGGCGGAAGCCGTCATGCGCGAGCGCGGGCTGGACCCCGACGACCGCGTGGTGGTGAAGCTCATTCAGCGCCGCACCGGCTACGCGCTGGCAAAGCTGCGGAACAAGGGAAAGGTGACGAGTGCGCGGGCGCACCGGAGCGCGCCGCTGGAGTGGACCGTGATATTAGGGTAACACGCGTTCAGTCGTGGAACACCCCCTTTAACCCGTCGTTGACACTCCATATGTGATGGGTAAGGCTATTAGCCAGCATCAACGGCGCTGCTAAATGTCATCATTCAAGATGCGTTCAGATTGGGTGGCACAATAAACAGGGGAAAAGGATAAGTGGGCATGACCAGAGAAGGATTCGGCGGCTTTTAAACAAGGCTCCCTTTACAAAAGATAGCGCCTCGCCACTATCGGCGGGGCGCTTTGCGTTTGGGGGACCGTTGCCGTGTCGGGATTATGGAAATGGCTTGAGGACAATCACGACCAGACACAGACGGTCGTGTTTACACTCACTGCCATCGCCGCCTTTGCCGTCATCAAACACAACGCAATCGTTAGCCGCCGCGAGGCGACCATTGAAATGGTCAACGAGCAATTCGCGGACGAGGGTGATCATTACGACAAGTTCAAAACGCTCTTCTTGGAGTTGGAAGAGTCGGGTCAGGATTTGCTCGACTACACGGCGCAGACTGAGGCAAACAAGACAGGCCGCGACATTCTGCTGCGGCAGCTGAATCGCTATGAGCTGATTGCTCTCGCTATCAGCAAAGGCGTGTTCTCCGAGAAATTCTACAAGCGCTGGTTCTTCTCGCAGTTGACGAACGATTTGGCCATTATCCCCTTGACACACGTTCGGGCCATGATATGAGGGGTCATGGCGAAGAAATCTCCCTCTGCGAGCCCTGAGTTCTCGGTCCGGGAATTTTTCACTCGTTTCCCCGACGAACGAGCCTGTTTGGAACACATCATGCGTGTTCGCTACGGCGGCACGACGCTTGATTGCCCGTCATGCGGAGCGGAGGGTGAGTTCCATAAGCTGCGCGACCGCCGTGTTTACGCTTGCCCGCATTGTCTGTTCCAGATCGCGCCGACCGCGAACACCATCCTGCACGACACGCGGACGCCGCTCGTTTCGTGGTTCTATGCCATGTATCTCTTCTGCACGACGCGCCACGGCGTCAGCGGCAAAGAACTCCAGCGCCAGCTCGGCGTCACTTACAAGACCGCCTATCGCATCGGCATGCAGATCAGGAAGCTGACGCAACAGGCCGATAACTTTGACGCGCTGCTCTCGGGACACATCGAAATCGACGAAGCGTATGTCGGCGGTCGCGTGTCCGGCCTCGGCGGCGGACGTGGCGCTCCGAACAAGACCATCGTTCTCGGCATGGCAGAGCGCAAAGGCCGCACCGTTGCCCGTGTCATTCCCGATGTGAAAACCCGCTCCATCCGTCCAATCGTTGAAGAGATGATCGCAAAGGGCTCGACCATCTCGACCGACGAACTGAAGTCCTACGGCTTACTCACCGGTGCCGGTTATCGGCATGGCTCCGTTCAGCACGGCAAGAAGGAATATTCCCGCTACGTCTGCAAGAGCGTCCAATTCCATGTGAACACGGTTGAGGGCTTCTGGCGGCTGTTCAAGGCGTCGGTTCGCTCAACGCACATCCACATCAGTCAGAAGCACATGCAGCGCTATCTAGACGAGTTCACTTTCCGCGCGAACCACCGCGAGCGCGTGAACGGGATGTTCGACCTTCTTGTGGGGGCGCTTTGATGAGCGCTCCTAACCGCCGCTCGAAAGCCTCCCGGTCCGCTACGCGGCCTTCAGCCTCTTCCTGTCGGATGAATGATTCGAGATCGTTGGACGCAAGCGCCTCTGATAGGGAAATGCGGTTCACAGCGCTTCCCTATGGCAAATTTGGCGAGGATTCGCTATCTTCGCCAAGCGGCGGGAGCTTTCGCCCCCGCCGTGGCGGACCTTGGTTGTTAACAGGATCGCAAGCAGGATCATCAATGATCCCGCCAGGGCGATCCAACCTGCAACCGTCATAGAGGTCTGCCTTTCTCCCGGGGACTGAACCGCCCCGGGTCGGCTGCTCGGGAGAGCAAAGGTTCAACGTGGACGGGGAAACCCAACCACGTTCTCGAATGGAAGGGTTGCCGCCCTTCCGTCTTCTGGGGCTCCAGCGGCATCGCCGTCTGGGGCCCCATTCTCAAGCGCCAGCGAATACGAACCGTCTTCGTGGCGCACGATCTCTTCTCGGTCTTTCAGCCGCTTCAGCACGTTGTAGATCGCCGATGAATTTCGGAGGATACTGGTGCGGAACGCCGGAAAACGGATCAAATGGTTCTTTATGGACCCGGAGCCCGACCGCGGATTGTCGGCCAAGAACCGCTTCAATTCGTCGATAAGCGGAGAGCCGCGCGTATCCCGGCCTCGCACCTCTGCGATTTCGCCAAGCGCCGCTCGCTTCTGGTAGGTCTCGAATGCTTCTAGCGTGAAGAAGTGGCTCTTGTGCCTGACGGCGACTTTCATCTCGTTTTCGAGCCGCCGCATGGCTCCGTAGAAAGCCTTGGCGTGGGGGTCCTTGACGATGGTCGAGGCGAACGGCTCCGGTAGGGCCTTGCGGAGGTCGTCATATGAGATGCCGTTCGGATGGTCCTTGGCTATCTCCATGATCGCCGACATCCACGTGCCCTTCTGCGGGCCGCGACGCTTGTCGGTGCCGCCGACTCCGCGTCGGATTGCCTCCTTGCCCCCGTAAATCTCGGCGGCGACCTGAATGAGCTTGCCGAGCTGCTCACGCTTTTCCGTCAGCTCTTTGATCGCCGCGCCCATCCGCGCGTGCTCCTCTTCCCACCGCTCCAGATCTTCCGGGGTGGGTAGGGACTTGAAGTAGCTGAAGAGGGTGTCATCGGCCATTGGTATCATCATCTATACTCCGACCGCTCTCCACGCAAGCACGGAGATTCGATGAGCTGTGGATAAAGGAGGGCTCGGGATGACTAGAACGGGCGGGGAACGAAAGCCGCCTCAATGGTTAGTCAGCCGAGCGTGGGTGAAGGGGATAAACACCCCCCGGCCAGTCCGGAGGCCCCGTCGTGGACGCCGATACGGGGCGCGTCGTGGGCACCGTGAATGTTTACAATTTCGAACAGGGATGGAGCGGGTCCGTGGCGCTCGTCGACACGCCCATTTGCGGAGCGAATGCATGAACCACACCATCACCATCGGCGGCTTGCTGCTCTCCTTATCCGCCCTGACCGGCCTCCTCATGGCTGCCGTTGGCGGGCTTATGGTTTTCGCTGGCGGCACGTCGGATGCGCCATCGGAAGGAGAGAGGGTTGGCGGGCAGGGATGCGCCTTCGCCCTTTTGGGGTGCGCGATCCTGATCGGCGCGGTTGTCGGGCTGTTCGCCTGATGCTCACCGCGCTCATCATTCTCTGCCTCGCGCTCGCCTGCTTTGCCATTGGCGTAGCTGTAGAGCGGTATCGGGCGGACACCGAATGACCTGGCTTGTGATTGGTGGATTCCTCAAGTCTCTCGCGTCCGGCATCGGCGCGTGGCTGTCGCGGCGCTCGCTTGCGGAGCTTGCAGCGCTGGCGCTGGCGATCCTGTTCGTGGTTCAGCACTTCCAATTGGTGGATGCTCGGCACGACGCGGCGAAGTGGCAGAAGCAGTTCAACGCCGAACACGCCGCCCGCGCCGCTGACCGCGAAGCCTACCGCAAAGCCCAAGCCGAAGCGCACGCGGCCAATGTCGCCGACGTTGCGAAGAAAGAAGCGGAATCGAAGAGGATTTCAGACGATGAACGCCAAGCGTATCTCAGCGATCTTGCTCAGCTGCGCGCTGACAATCAGCGGATGCGCGCAAAAGCCACTCAAGGTTCAGCCGATCCAGCCCGTCCATCCGAGGATACAAAACCCGCCGCCGGAGCTGATGGAGATGGATTGCAAGTTCCTCCCGCCGACGATGTGCGTGAAGAAGCCTCTGAAATCGAACTGAGGCTGATGCACCTACAGAATTGGGTCGAGAAGCAGCTCGCGAACGATCCGAACAACTAGCGCGCCGCAAGAAGCGCCTCCACCGCGACCTGAACCGGTCCCGGAATCGTGTTCCCGTCCTGCTCCCATCGGCTGACCGATTGCCAACCGTGCTTGCCCATGCGGAGACGCTCGGCCAGCCCGTGCTGAGTCAGGCCGAGCGCCTTGCGTGCCTTGCGAAGTTCAGACGGGCTCATATCCCCGCCCGCGCAAGCAGACCGATCATCCCCGCAATGGCGACGACGGGGCCAGTGAGCGGGTATCCGGCAAGGGAAGCGGTCCCGCCAATCGACATGCACCAGAGGGACGCCAACCCGATAACCTGTCGCCTGCTCATGCCCATGCCAGCACCTTGTATTCTGTTTGTGGGCGCTGACGTGTGCCGCTGTTCCACGTGTAAATCTGAACGCGTCGAAACTGGCCGGAAGCTCGCCACTCACGCTGTAGCTTCTCGGCCTCTTCGCGGGTCGCAACGTAGTCGGTAAGAGTGGCGTGTCGCGCATACATTCCGCGCTGAGTTCTCGCCGAAACTGCCATTCGATTTCTCCTTCTCAGGCGGGGTCCATCCCCATCAGCGCGTATAGCAAAATGCGATAAGCTCGTCAACCGCCCTACGCCGGATTGAAGCGCGAAGCGGCGAGACGCGCAGCGGCTCGATCCCGAAGGGACGAAAGCCGGATTACGTCCAAAATCCAGTCAGTTACGGTAGCCGCCGCCTAGCAGGCGCGCGGGCGAGGGAGTTCATGTGCTTTCAGCCGAACAGCTCAAGCCGATCTACGAGCGCAACGGGCGCAATGCCCAGCGCACCGCAGACGAACTCGGGATCGCCGCCAGCACGCTAAAGGGCTGGGCGTCCTATCGGGAAATCCGAAGCCCGTTCATCGTCACCGGGCGAACCACGCTCACCAATCTTCAGACCGGCGAACAGGTGCTCCAGTGGGAGCGTGAGAGCCTTGATGGGCAGATGGAAGAGGAAGCCCGGCAAGCCGCCTTTGAGGCGTTGTCCGCCGAGCTTCCCCGCGTGTCCCCTGTGCCACGCCCGACCGTCTATAGCGACAGCCTTTGCAATGTGTATTCCTATTTCGATTACCATGTGGGCATGTTGGCATGGAATCGAGAGGGTGGTGACGACTGGGATTTAAGGATCGCAGAAGACATTCTTCACCGTAGCTATGAGGCGATGGTCGCCCAGGCGCCGTCAGCCAAAAAGGCCATCGTAGTTATCGGAGGGGACTGGGTTCACACGGATGGCCTCCTGCCGCTCACTCCTGCGAACAAGCACGTTCTAGACGCAGACGGGCGCTTCTCGAAGATTGTTCAGGTAGCGATCCGGGGCATTCGCCTCCTCGTTCGCCATGCTCTGGGAAAGCACTCGGAAGTCGAGCTTGTCGTGATGGAGGGCAATCACGATGAGAGCGGCTCTGTGTGGCTCAGGCATATGCTGGCCGCGTTATATGAGAACGAACCACGCCTGACGGTGACCGACAGCGAGATTCCCTATTATGTAGTCCGTTGGGGTGAAACAATGCTCGGGTTTCACCACGGCCACAAAATCAAGAACGAGCAGCTCCCCCTCCTATTCGCCGCACAGTTTCCCAAGGTCTGGGGTGAGACAACAAAGCGGGCGATTCACTGCGGTCATCGCCATCATGTTGACGAGAAAGAGTATAACGGCGTCACGGTCATCCAACATCCTACGCTAGCCGCGCGAGATGCGTATGCGGCGCGGGGGGGATGGATCGCCGAGCGCGCCGTCCAGGCGATCACCTACCACAGCAAATTCGGCCAAGTCGGGCGCGTTTATGTGTGCCCGGAGATGTTGCGTGAGGCCTAGAACGGGAGTAGAACATCTGCGGGCCGAAGGGACGCTTGCAACGCCGCCTCCGGCCCTGACCATGAACCTGGTTGGAGGTCCAGTGGCTGCTTCAAAAGTATGCCCGAAATGCGGGACAGAAAAGCCCCTCGCGGAATTTCACCGCGACAAGAACCGCAAAGACGGGCGCTATTGTTATTGCAAGCCGTGCGCCGTCAGCGAGGTTCGCCGCTACACAGCGCGCCCGGAATGGAGGGCGCGGAAGCGGGAATATGATCGCGAGCGTGTTTCCAGACTGCGCGACAAGCTTAAAGCCCAAATGCGTGCGCGCTATGAGCGGACTAAGCCGGAGCGTCTGGCGGAAGCCAAAGAATGGGCTCGCAAGAACCCTGAAAAACGCCGTCTGATCTGTCAGTCATATAAGCATCGCCGCCGCGCCGTTGAACACAATGGCATGTCATGGAAAGAGCTACGGGAATGGAAGGCCGCTCAGCCAAAGATTTGTCATTGGTGCGGCATCAAATGCGCTCACGGCTACGTCGTCGATCATATTCGGCCCCTTGCTAGGGGTGGAAAGCATGAGGCGCGCAATCTGGCAATTTCATGCCGCCCGTGCAACGCGAAGAAGGCAGCTAAAGACCCAATCGACTTTGCGCGCGAGATGGGGAAGCTGCTATGACCATCGACGTTAGCCCTGGCAAACAAGTCACCATCACATCCGAACTCTGGCTTCAGATATTCGCCAATCAGGGGAGCCTGGGGGTCCAGCTTTCAGACAAGCAAGCAATGGAGCTGGCGTCAGGAATTATCGCGTCGGTTCGGAAGAGGAGGAAGTCCAACTGAGGATCGTCCACTTCCGGCCCCACTTGAGGAACTCCCACGCGCGCCGGCCAAGCGGCACGTTTCGATTCTCCCGCGCGGTGTTCGCGCGGTCTGGCAAGATGCTCAGCCACGCCCACCTATCGCGCAAATCGAGCGACAGGTGGAACAGCCGACCTCCGTTTAGCACGATCATCCGATTACCCCCGATTGAAGCCCGAAGGGGCGAGGCAACGAAGATTGGCTCGACGGCGAAGCCGCGAAAGCGGGATAAGGTCCATACTCTATTTCCGCCCATCGAGTAGGACGGTGATCGTGTCGGCGGCTCGTCTTTCGTTCGAGAAGTGGAGTGCTATTCCCGCTGCTGCCGCGCGCTGTTGTTCAGGACTTGCTTCGCCTCGCAGCAATGCCCGATATGCCTCGCGGTAGTACGCTGCTGGCTCTTGCCGCAGCCTCTCCACCAGCTCCTCGACATTGCTGAGGTCGGGGGTGGGGCGGGACAGATAGTCGCGTATCTCCCGCATGACTTCGAGGATCACTTTGTAGCCGCAAGCGTCGGCAAGGTTGATCGCACATTCGAGCTTGTCGAATAGCGTCTCCGGCAGCTCACGGGATTGCTCTGAGGTTTGCCGAGCCTGTAGGCCGGGGCACTCGCGGCTGCCCCACACGGGAAAAAGGCCGCATTCGCTGATGATCGCCGAGCCTGACGCGAAAAGGTCGTCGCGCGCCATCTTACTCCCCCCATCCTGCTGTGGGTTGAGGGCGTGATCCGCAGCGCGAACGATTAGGCCGAAGCCAGCGCCCTCATTTGTGCGGGCTGCAGCGAAACTGCGGATTTCCCGCAGCGCCTCCTCCAGCTGTTCTATCCTTGGTTTGAGGATGGAATAGGCGGCGGTCATGCACTGTTTCAGTTGGCCGCGCTCGTCGGCGTCCAGGGTCTCGTAAACGGGCGCGCTTGGGATTCCATTCGCGTGTTCGGCAAGGGCTCGCGCCTCTTCCAGAAACGCCCGCGCCATTTCCTCGATCATCTGGTCACTCATTACCTGGACCTTTCACGATAGCGATCACGCCGAAGATCGCCGCAAGGGCGATGCAGCTACAGACGAACCACTCGGCGACGAGCGGCCAGCGGAGCATCGCAGCGCCGAACGGAATGGCGAACCAGAGCTTCACGATGCACCGATCTTGTCGAGCGCACCGCACACCATGTCGCAGACCTGCGCCTCGGTGAGCTTCGTCGGGTTGGCGAGCATGTAGTAGGCGCGGACTGCGGTGAGCGTCTCCACAAGCTCTGCATAATGGCAGGCCGCGAGTGCGGCTTTGGCAGCGACTTCCTCATCGCCAGTAAAGCGATCGTTCGCGAAGTAGATCGCCCGCGCGACCCTCTCCACCATATGCTCGTTGTTCTCGCTAATCATTACCTGGACTCCGGGATGTGCGATTGTCGGGGTTGGGCGGCAGGCGGCGCATAGGCCGTCCTCCCATTCGTGGCCGACGAAGATCGCGCCACAGTTGTCGCAGGAGCAGCCGCCGCCGGTCATAGTCCCTTCTCCATCTTCTTGATTTGGCGAGAGCGCCTGACGTATTCTGGCGAGACGACCTTGCCGTTCTTGCCGTGCCATGTGAGCCGACCGCGTTCATGGAACCCCAGCGGAAGCTCGAAGAACCCGCCGTTCATGAATGGCTCCAAATCCTCGGGGTGGTCGGCGAGATATGATACGATCCCGCCAGCGGTTTCCATGCCGCCCACCCCAGCCTGCCAGCCAACGGCCTCCGCCACCCTCGCCAGATGGTTGATGAACTGACGGGCGGTCGGCTCCGGTCGCTGTGTCTGGTCGCAGGGAAGCGCGCCGCACGAAGGGCACTCAAATTCTTCCTCCATCACATCTCCTCCCGGATTGGGTGGGGGTGGGAGATGACACCAGTGTGTTGCCTCGATTGCGCTCGGCCAGCCCGTCGCGAGCGGCCTGTCCATCGTCTTCCATTGGAACCGCTTCACCACCGCTGCGTAGCCGTGCCAGCGCTTGTCTGGCCCGAAGTAAGCAAAGACGATTTGTTCACCGACGGGGGCCGTCGCGGCTGTTCGCCATCTCATCTGTTGGTCAGTCATGCCTTGCGAGCCTTTCGATTTTGGGGACGCGGGCGAACGTCATGCGGCAACCCTTGGCGGCTGTATGCGGAGGAGCTTGAGATAGGTTTCCTCTGTGCTTTGCCGACCAGCTACCAGGTCGCGAGCGTATTGCGCCTTCGCCTCGCGAGTTTCCTTCGGGTCGGCTAACAGCGGCCTCGCCCATTCGGCGATCTCGTCGGCCCACCGGAACCATTCCCCGCGCACTCGCAAATGGGCGAATGCGCTATGCAGGTGGGCTTCGAAGTTCTTATCGCCCTCAATTGCAGCTATCAGGCGCAGCTCTTCTGGATTGCCGACCTGGAGCTGACCAAGGCGCTGGCGCGGCGGGCATGTTCGGCGCAGTAGCCGACCTTCACAAATTCGCTGCGGCCCGATTTGGATGAAGTAGATCATCTGTTGGACAGCAAATGGTCAGCAAATTGCGTTTCGTTTTCCATTCGTTCGCGCTCCGTCCGTTCCAAACCCTCTCGCAGCAGCATGGGAATTAGCCGCTCCAATACGTTTACACCGAGAGGGTCGGGAGTTCAAGTCTCTCACCGCCCACCATCGTTCCACTAGAAAAACTGCGGTTTTCCACAACCGCCAAGTCAGCGCCACGTTTCGGTATGGACAGCGAATGGACAGCAAGCCATTCGTGCGCCGCAGTGCAATAATCCGCCCAAATGGTGGACAGCGCTTTGGAAACGTTGAGCAAATAGTCGGGATCGTACTTCGCATAGACCCGGCTTGTTCGCTTAAGCACAAGATGCCCTAGCGCCGTCTCGATCTCATTGAACGGCACTCTCATTGTCCGCAGCCGCGTGGCGATGGTGTGCCGGATGGTTTTCGGCTCGGCTCTTGCTGGCAGACCAAGGTTTCGGCGCAGCGTCCGCCACCAAACCTTGCGGGACTTCACCGGCTTGTGCGGACTGTCGGCCCATGCATCGAGCCACGGTTTCAGCTCGGGGATGACTGGAAGCTCCGCGTTGTGCTTCTTCGTCCGAGGCCATGATGGCGGGTGAAGGTCAATCACGTTCACGTCGCTGCGGTATTGCTGGCGTGGGTCCATCGCCAGCGCGGCCTCTGGGCGGCACAGCGTCCCCATCATCAGCAGCACGAAGCGCAGCGCCTCAATATGGTAGGCCGAATAGCCGATAATCGCGCCCATCTGTTCGCGCGTGAACACAAGATCGCGAGGCGGGGAGCGGAACTTGTCGGGGACGCTCGGGACTTTCGGAACCCAGGGCAGCCGCGCGCCCGTATTGTGGTTCAGCGCCGCTCGGATGTCGTCCAAGTTGCGTTGCACGGCCTCGCCTGACACGCCCTTGGACGTGTGGCGATAATCCTTGCCGCCCCACGGCACGTCATAGGAATGGGGCTTCATCCGCCACTTGCGGAAGCGCTCGAACAGCAGAGAATTGAGCCTCGACACGGTAACGTCAGGCGTGGCCTCATCCTGCATCAAGAAGCCGATGAACTGGCGTATTGAACTTGCGATCTGCGCCGCCGAGTCCGCATCGCGTCCATGCTCGTTCCAGTAGTTCATCAGGAGCGGCAGCACTTTGGCGTCGTCGGGCTTCTGCGGCCCCTTGGCGCGGACTTCTTCCTCGTGAGCCTGAAGTTCGCCCTTGGCATCGGCTAGGCTCTTGCGCTTAGTGCTGCGATAGCGGACCTGTCGAGTGCCAGGCTCGTACCATGCGATCTGCCATGTGTTCGGGGCCTTGCCGTCGCGGCGCTTATCGAGCCAGAAATCGCCGTAGATGAGCGGGCTGTCCTCTCTTGACATTTGCTCAGCAACTCCTCGCTTTCGGCGCGTTGGATTAGGTCGAGCGTCCCCATCTCGGCAAGGGCCGCCAGCTCGTCAGCCGTGAAGCGGGAGCCTTGCCCGTTGCGGATCGCGCGCCGGAACTTGTTCGCGAGAGCCTGTGCCGTCATCACGCCGCCTTCGTCCGATCTTCGCGTCTGTCGTTTATTTTTAACGGCCAAGCATCAGGATTGCGTCCTGTTGAGCTTTTTACCTGGGTGGGGTCGAGCATTTGGCGGTGGCCGGGTTTCATTGGGCACACCCCTTCGGGGCCGCGCTCTCGTCTCCGACCGAACCCGTATTCTCGGTTTCGGGCCTACGGGCTTCGATCGCTTGTGCGGCGCTGGCGAGGCACGACTCGCAAATGCAGAACGTGTCGTATTCCCCCTCAATCTGCACGAGTGCGGGTTGGTCAACATCACAGTGGTCGCACTTTAGTTCGGTCCAGGAATCGTTGCCGATGATTTGTGCGATGTCCCCTTCCGAGCATGTGGCGAGGTTGAGCTTGCGAAGCTCGAGTTGTGTCATACGGATCGCGCCCGCCGGCCAGATAAGACGAGCCGTATTTGTCGCGGTATTGGCGGTCATAGGCAGCTGGGACGCGCTGAATTTTGTCGCGCTTGGTAATTAGCGAAATCACAGCAAGTCTCCCGCGATAGCGATTGAAGCCCGAAGGGCGGCAACCGTGAAACAGGGCGCCGCGCGAAGCACGAAAGCGCGGGTCCGAAGGACATTGCCCGTCATTGAATTGCCTCCCTTATATCTCTGAACTTCACGCCGTTACGTCCACCCCATTCATAAATGAGGTCCACAAGGGCGGAGAATTGCGACACGCTCAACTCGCTCGTCTTTTGCCCGACAGGAAACACACCGTTCCCATCCAGCTCGGGCAGGAACCGTGTCTCGTTCCTGAGCGCGTGCATGAAGCGCAATTTCCACTCGTCGCGGGACCATTCGGAAGCGCCCTCGACCTGCGCGCGGATATCATCCACCAATGCGTGGAGAATTTTATTCTGGTCATCCGAGCGCTTCTTCTCGCGCACCTCGCAGATATACCCGTGCGGGGCGCGGTCGATCTCTTCCTTCGCCTTCTGGCGCGAGTAGGGTCCGCTGAGGTAGAACCTAGGCATACGGATCGTCCAGCTTGTGCCGGTGTGGCGAGGCGAAGAAGAACTCCCGAGCCTTGTCGAGCATTTTGAAGCCGTGCCGCTGCTCGAACGATTGCTCGCCGATCCTATGCTGTTCGGCATGGTGATCGCGGCATAACGACAGCACATAGGCATCGCTGCTCTTGAACCCCACGCCGCCGCCTGTTCCGCGCCGGACGTGCGCGACCTCAATCGGCATCAACTGACAGCCTGGAACGCTGCAATAGTGCCCACGCACCCAATCGCGATGCGCGGGCGACCGCAGACGGGCCTTCGGCTTGAAGTGATCCGGTTTGAGGCGCGCGGGGAGCATCAGAACGGGGCCGAATCGTCCAGATCGACCATCGCGGGCGCGCGTTGCGGAGCGCTGTCAGTCAGTCTCTCGCGCGGCTCGAACAGATTGGCGACACACCGGCCCTCCGCGTCGGGAAGCGGCAAAGCGTCGAACACAAGCTGGATTCCGCCGTTGTCGTTGAACCAGGCGGTGCCGATGTTGGTCCAGTAGGTTTTCCCGTTGCCGCCCTTGCGTGGGGTGGCGATTGTCATTCGCTTGTTAGCCATTGATTCCCTCCATTTCCTCTAGCTCACGGCGCTTGTTCGCCACGCGGATCGACAGTGGGACGAACTCCGCCGGCATGGCATCGCTGCCGAACCAGTATTGCGGGGCGTCCCTGCTGACCTGCTCGACGAACTCGCGGTAATCCTTGGTCTCTTCCCACGCGATCAGCTCGCCCATGTCGCCCATGTTTTCGAGCGTCTTTGCGAACTCGTGACAGGCGGTTTTCAGCGCCGTGGGTGACTTGTATGGGCCGTCTAGCTGGACACGCTTGGCGGGCGGAGTTTCGCCCGTGCTAGGGCGAGCGGAATAGCTCGCCGTCGCGGCGTTGCCGTCGTCGTCCTCTGTCGGCACTCCAAACGCGGTTTGCAGGGCATACCTGCGGGCGTAGGTGAGCGCCGATCCGAAACCCTGCGCATCGCGCTTGTTCGCGGGCAAGTAGAGCAGACCGAGGCTTTCCTTCTCGCCCGAGCAATGGTGAAGCACAGTCTCCACGCTCACCCCGTCCTCCGAGGGCTGACAGCGCTGCGTGAAGAACAGCCCGTGTCGGATCAGCGGCGGCTTGATCGCATCGATGATGCTGGTAAGGTCCGCATACTTGCTCTTGAAGTGCGGGTTGGTTGCGGCCTTGGTTGCGCCCTCGATTTCAGCGAACGCCGCCGTCATCGCCGACGCCAGGTTCGGGTGAGTGAGTGTCGGCGGATCGTCCAATTGTTCGCCGAGAGATTTGAGCTTAGTCGCCATTGTTCACCGGCGGCGAGTTACGATCCCCGCCGCCGTCCCTGGTGGATTCCCAACTAATTCCGTTTCTCTCGTCCTCTTCGCGCCAGCGGCGGATTTGCTCGCCAGCTTCGAATAGCCATTGGTGACGCTCTTTCGAGAGACGATCGATTGCGGTGAGGATGGGTTGGGTCATGCCTCCACGCGCTCCCACCGCTGAGGTTCGCCGATATAGAGATCGCCCTTGCTGGAATTGACCAGCTCGACAGCCTGCCAGTAGTCGTCGCACCAAGTCAGCGGCTTGCGTCCGAAGAACGGATCGTCGAACACCGGCCAGCGAAATCGCGGGCGCGTGTCGGGCAGCGAGAGATAATAGTCGTCGAGCGACTGGATGCGTTCGTGGCGCATTATCGCGCCCCTTCCCGCGAGCGATGGTAGTAACGCAGGCTGGCCGCACTCCTGCACGCGCGGCATTGGCGATGGCCAGATGGTCCGCGATATGTGTTCTCCGCCGTGTATTCATGGCCGTGCGGGCAATGCGTCTTTAGCCGATTGCGGCTCCGCCCCTTGCGCGACATGTCCCTCATGTTGTCGAACTGTGTGCCGACAAACAGATGCTCGGGATTGACGCAGGATGGATTGTCGCAGCTATGGCATACGTAGCCCTGCGGCTCCGCGTTGTTGGCGATGGCCCAAGACACGCGCGGAGCTAGGCGGGCCTTGCCCCGCAGCATGAATCGCCCGCGCCCGTCGTGGCGGAGCTTCGCGCCGCGCCAATCCCAGCAGCAGTCGCCATCGCGGGCAACGAAGCTCCAGAAGCGAGTTAAATCGCGCCCTGTCATGGGGAGGAGGTTCATTGGACGCCTCGGGCTTTGGCGAGGGCGGCACTGCGCTCTTTGTCCATCTCCATACTCCGATGCTTCTCGGTTGTGGAGATATCTATTTCACAATCTGTGAATGCGGTCAATATGGAAAATCACAAAATGTGACATAGCCGCTCGCGCGAAAGCGAATCACCTTCGCAAATCGTGGGTTAGCGGCGCTCGATTTCGTTGGTCAGGATGTTCTCGGTTTGCTGCCGACCCCGGTTCTCACGTTCCAGCGTGTCCACGCGCTCGCGGAGCTGGATGATCTCGGTTTCCTGGTTGAAGTCCCAACCGGTCGGCTTGTCCTGCTTCTGTGTGCATCCCGCCAGCAGAAGCGCCAGCAACAGCGCCTTCATTCGTGAGTGCCCGTCTTGAACGACCGCAGCACGCGAAGCGCGGTTTCCCGGTCGCGCCGGTCGATCTCCATCCAGATATCGAACACGTCATTATCTATGGTGTTCGGATCGTGGTCGAGCAGATGGCCGGGCGTCGTTTTCAATGCCGGGGCAAGCCTGCGCAGCCATTTGGCGGACAGTCCGCGATCCCCGGTTTCGAGCATCGAGATTTGGCTGGCGGTGGTGCCGACCTTTTCGGCCAGCTCTTCTTGGGTGAGCTTCCGAAACTCTCGCCACGCCGCGAGGTGGTTGGGGCCAGCATTCTTGTCCACCTCCACAATATGCAACAGCGCCAATTGCATGTTCATACCCAATCCGTGACAAAAGGGGCTTGCGTCCGCCTTCACAATATGTGACAAGGCGGCCATGACCCCGACCGAACTGAGTGACGCTGCTGGTATCAGCGTTTCTTATGCGAGCATGATTCTGAGCGGCGGGCGGCAACCCTCGCTCAGCCGTGCTTTGTCGATCTACGACAAGACGGGTCTCCTTTTTGGTCCGCTCACGGGCAAGACGAAGGCTGAGATTGAGGGTGCGCGAGAGGCGCTGAAAACAATCGGAAAGCTGGCCGCCTAATGCGCGGCGGCTGCATCCTCGCTGTCGTCCTCCCGCTCAAAGGGAATGACGACTGCCCCGCCCATGCGATGCTTGCGAGCGGCTTCAGCGGCCCGTCGAAGGGCGAGCATGAACACATGCGGTCGCATGACCCGCTCGAAGCGGTATTGGCCGACCGTGGTGACGAGATGGAACAGCCCGTCCCGGTATTCGAACTCGGGCGGCTGATCGACGAAGAACACGGCGTCAAGCGACGGCAGGGACATAACGCGCCCGCTCCTATGACAGGGGGCAATTCAGCAACGCTCTTCTTTAATGAAAGGTTGCTGACCGCACTGTTAACGAACGTCAATAATTGCGCGGTTGCCCCTATTCCCGCGCATGGGCTGGCAAACCTCCGTGCCCCTGTGAGATTTGCCAGCCCGCTCCCCACCACCGCGCCGCCGAACCTGGAATAAGCGAGGTGGGGGGAATCGATCTTGTCGCGATTGGGCTCGGCGGACTGCCGTTCCTCTATCTCATCTCGCGCGTCATCACGAAAACCATCTGGCCTGAGATGCGCCCGCAGCTTCCGATTTACGGGGACTATCCAAGTCTGCCGGAGGAAATGCGGGCCGCCACCCGGAAAGCTCGGGGGGGAGAAGCCGCGTCGAATGACGGCCCGGTTACTAACCCACGTCGCACTCATGGTCGGGAGGCTTCTAAATGAACTGCCTCCGAAACGAATACCCCACTTGTCAGAAATCAATTTCGCCGTCGCTGTTCGGCAAGCCGACAAAGCGATCGATCCGCGCCGCCGTCAAGCAGATGATCCTTGCTGTCCAGGCCTCGCACGGCCTCTCTGACGAGGAGCTGGCGGAGATCATTGGCGGCTGCAAGGAAACCGTTGCGAACTGGCGCGACGAAGCCGCGACCATGAATACGGAAGCGCTGCTCGTGTTCGCCTACAGCTTCGGCGAGGACGCTATTGCCCCTCTGCGCCAGCTCTATCTGTGCGCGCCGACTTCCGAGGAAACCGTTCCCGAAAAGCGCCGCCGCCTAATCCGCGAACTTCAATCCCTCGAAGCAGACGAGTGAGCGCTGTGGGGGAGCAATCAAAATTCAAGGTGCTCTCGCTTTTCGCGGGCATCGGCGGATTCGACCTCGGCCTGGAACGCACGGGCGGGTTCGAGACCGTCGCGTTCTGCGAGATCAATAAGTTCTGCCGCCGCATTCTCAGCAAGCACTGGCCCAAGGTTCCTATCTATGGAGACGTTCAACAGCTCACTGCCGATCGGCTCAGGGCAGACGGAATTGCCGTTGATGTCATCTGCGGCGGATTCCCCTGTCAGGACATCAGTGCCGCCGGCAAGGGCGCGGGAATCGCGGAAGGAACCCGCAGCGGCCTGTGGTCCGAGTTCGCCCGTCTTGTTGGCGAGCTTCGACCCAGGTTCGTTATCGTGGAGAACGTCGCAGAGCTGCTTAATCGAGGGATGGGCAGAGTTTGCGGGGACCTGGCCCGCCTCGGGTATGATGCGGAGTGGCAGGATGTATCTGCTGAGGACATCGGAGCCCCGCATCCTCGCTCGCGTATCTGGATTGTTGCCTACCCCAGCGGCTCGCGACTGGAAAGACTGTGGTGCGCCGAGCGAACTGAGGCGGAAATCGCCAAGTCTCGCCGCGCTAATGATGATTCCAACGCCGCGTTCATCGCGGGGCTACACGGCGTGGGGAAACGAGGGCTATCCGCCGTCGTTGACGCAAATCCTCACCGGCCTTCCTGGGCGGGCCAACAGTGGCCTGAAACCCAATCCCTGCTTTGTGGAGTGGGTGATGGGGTTCCCGCTAGGGTGGACAGAACCTCCGCCCTCGGAAACGCCGTAGTCCCTCAAATCCCTGAACTCATCGGTCGTGCAATCCTCGAATCCGAGAGGGCGGCATGAGCGGCAAATGCGCCAAGCTCATGACCAAGGCGACGATTGTTGCCCTGGATGGTCGCCGCTTCGTCGGAACGAACTCGGTCAACAACCCGCAGAAGAAGTGCCCGCGCGAGGGTATGCCCACCGGCGTAGGATACGAGCTTTGCAAGAGCGTTTGCGACCAGCCCGCCCACGCTGAAGTTGCGGCGTGTCTTGCAGCTGGAGACGCTGCACGCGGCGGGAAGCTCTACCTCGAAGGTCACTACTACGCTTGTGACAATTGCAAGCGCGTTGCCGCTGAACACGGCGTTGAAATCGTTATCGGCAAACCGCCTCGCAATGGGCGATCTGTCGCAAAGAAAGGCTATTCGTTCGAGAACGAGTGCCGCCACGCCGCGCTGAACGCCGGCCTGCATTGCCGCCGCGTCCCCTTGAGTGGGGCGGGTGAGGAAAAGGGCGACATCTGCATCACGGCGTCTTGGGATCAGATTTTCCGCTGTGAGCTGAAGCGGCGGAAGGCTTTGCCCGAGTGGATCGTGAAGGCTCTCGGAGATCACGACGCGATGGTGATGCGCGGTGACCGTGGGCGAGCGCTTGCGGTGATCCCGTTCGAAACGCTGCTGGAGCTGCTGCAATGACCGCCGATGAGCCCGCATGGGATCGCAAGCAGACGATGCGTGACGTCGTTCGAATGCTCGCAGGATTAGGGGCTCTCAGAATCGAGAACGCAGCTGCGATTGCAGCAACCTACGGAACACGGGCGGAAATCGTCGAGGCGGAGATGATGAAGTTTCTCAGCGAAGGGGACGCGAAGTGAGCCCGTTCCGCTTCAAGACCCGCGCCGAGCAGCGCCTGGATTGGCTGACCGAATTGGGCCGCCGGCGCCCGCTGACCGACGAGGAATCGCGCGAAATCGAGCGCTGCGAACACGCGATCTATGAACGCAACAGGCGCAGAAAGGTTGCCGCATGACGTATCTTTCGAAGCCGATCGATCCGAACGCGCCCAGCGACATTCTCGCGCAGTTCGATGACGCCGAGCTGATCGCCGAGCTTGAGCGCCGGACACGGGCTGCGCTTCGCAGGGCGGACGATCTCAGCACCGCCCCGCTTGCGCCATGGTGCGGGGCAAAGGTAGCCGAACCAGAAGAGGCATGGACTGCCTTCTACGGCGATTGGCGTGCCGATGTGATAGAAGGCTCGGCGCGTCTCCATGCGGCCATTGATGCGGCGGGGCTGCATCCGTGAGCTTCAACGTCGCGATGCTCAAGCAGATGCAGGCGGAGGGGCTGGACTTCGACGCGGCAATCCGTGTGCTTGAAGCTGGCGAGCGCAAGAGCGACACGACGAACGCCCAGCGGCAAGCCCGCCACCGCGCAAAGGAGAAGACAGATAACGCCGTTACTATAACGCCCGTTACGCCCCCCAATGATATAGATATTCTAACCCCCCTAGCTGAGGTTTCAGAACCTAACGGTTCTTCACCTCAGCCGCGCCCCTGGGCTTTGCCGGTCGGGGTGAGCCTTCAGGTTTGGAACGACTTGCTGAGCAACCGGAAGCGCAAGCGGCTCGGGAACACGCCGACAGCCTGGAAAGCCTTCAACGACGACCTTGCCCGCGTCTCGCTCCAGACCGGAATCCCGCCGCCGCAGCTGATTGAGCAATGCACGGCCAAGGGCTGGGGAGCAATTTACGATCCGAGGGACAACCGCAATGAACGACCTGACACGAATCCCACAGCAACCGCTCTCGCAAGGGTCCAATCCGCGATACGAAGCGGAGGGGCTTTCAACTGAGCTGGCGAAGATGCTGGGCCTTGTCGCGCCGATCACCATGACCGCCGACCAGCAAGCGATCTGGATCGCTTCTGCCGTGGACGCCTTGCAGGACATTCGGGCAAGCGAGGTTGCGGCGGTTTCGATGGAAGTTCGCCGCACCGTGACTCGCCCGTCGCAGATCGTTCCCGAGATCGCCAAGCTGATTGCCGAGAAGCGTTCGCAGAGGGCGTCTCGGATTACGGTCCCCGTGATTGAAGGACCGCCGCCGAAGAAGCCCGTCATGGACCGACGCGGACAGCCGATGAGCGAGGAAGAAACTGCCGAGCTGAACGGCATCCTCGAAAAGCTTGGCGCGACCGCGCGGTATCGCCCTGACGGCTCACGGTATCTGGTGGACGCATGAAGGAGCACACCTTCCTCGATCCATCCTGTCCGCGTTGCTCGAAGCTGCGCGCCGCCGCGCAAGCGGGCGAAGCCGGAACGGCGGAGACCGTGAAACAGGGCTCCGTTAACGAGCACGCGGTCGGCGAACCCGATGCGCCCAAAGGGGGTTAGATGTCAAAGCGCAAAGGCCGATTGCAGGAGATGATCGACCGGGAGCCCAAGTTGGATGCGACCGACGAACGCCTGTCGCGCGCAATCGAGGAGAGCCATGGCGGTGCGGCTGAGGCGTGGGAATGGGTTGACCCGTCGCGCATAGACTCAAACAAACCTATCGGCCTGGTGCGCAGGTTCAAGGCGACGCACCTGGATCGCCTCTATCGAAAGGATAGCATCGAGCGCTCCCGACTGAGCTGGCGGCAATGGTATGCTGGCGACTGGTATCGATCGGTTCACGCCCGCGCCGCGCTGAGCTTCAGTGTGATCTCATCCTATGGCGAGAGGGTGAGCGGGGCTGAGCCATCCTATGGAATGCCGAGGACCGAGCGGCAGGCCAATGCGCGCAAGCAATGGCGTGAGGCGCGCGGGCAATTCCCGAAGCACATGGCAGCATTCATGGATATGCTTCTGCTCCACGACGAAATTCCCGCTTATGCCAGCACGCGAGCGGGGCAGAAGGGGCGAGAGCGCATCATTCAGGAAGTGGCATACTCGCTCGACAAACTGGCCGACTGGTTGCAGCTCGGCGTGGAACAAAGCGCCGCCTGATGCGTTCGCACGGCAGAGGCGATTGCCGAGCGAATAAAGTTGTTGCGCGGAGCGGAATTTTCGTGTAACGACCGCCCTAATCTGTCGAATTGCGCCCAGCGCGCCCTCTGCTCGTCACGCAGCCCTCGGCCTAACCCGCCGGGGGCTTTTGCATGGAGCCCGCCCGATGTTCCACGAGATGCTATTCGAAGCACTCACTAGAGCAGGGACATTGCAGAGAGCATTGGAGGATGCTGCGAGATTCGCCGAGCGCGAGAATCGCCTGGACGATCGCAATCTCTACCGCAACGTCAAGAACCAGATCGCCGACGCTCTGGCGAACCGATGAGATATGTAACGCGCGCCGCGAAACCGCTCTATATCGAAACCCCGCTTTGGGACGACAGCGAGCCAGGCCTACCTTCGCTGAGCGTGGACGGCGAAAAGAAGACTGACACAGGGCTGATCGACGCGAGCGGCCATTCGATTTACCGCCTGCAAGAGCCCATTGGCTTTGGACGCGAGAGAGAGCGATGATCTTCTGGCGTCCCGCGATTGAATATCGTGGAACGCGCAAAGCCTGGTTCACCAACCCGCGATTGATGATGACGGGAATGAGCGAGCTTGCCGCGCGCACGATCTACCGCTGCTTTAATCTGGTTCCCGATATGGCAATCGCCGACAACGACAGAGATGGATGCCGCTGGTGATGCTCGTCTGGCCCAACAAAGACCCTGACGAGATCGCCATTCGCTTCGTGGACTGGCGCAAGCATCCGTCATGGATCGACCGCGACACGATCACGTCGGCATCGTTCAGCCTTTCGACCGCCGCCGGAATGTCGATTGACTCCTCGGACAATGACGGATTGCACACGAGCAACGTGACGCTGTCTGGCGGGACCGATGAGAGTGTCGGCAAGGTTCTGTGTGAGGTTGTGACTGACGCCGGTCAAACGCTTCAGCAGACCGCGACGATCCTGGTGCGCTCACGATGAGCGACCCGAGCGATTTTGCGGAAGATGTGATTGAGGAGCTTCTGAACGCCCTTCGCGACGGCAAATCGATGCGTGAGATTTGTTCGGACAAGAGAATGCCGCATCGCGAAACTATCATGCGATGGGCAAAGCGGGACGATGATCTAGCGGCCAATATCGTGCGTGCGCGCGAGGCTGGCTATCACGCTCGTGCGGAGCGGGCAGTCGACGAGGCGAAGTCCGCCAAGGACGCGGCGTTGGGAAGGTTGGCGTTCGATGCGGAGCGTTGGCACCTCTCCAAGCTCAGCAGGGCCTTTGCCGATAAGGTCGTTCACTCCGGCGATCCTGACGAGCCGATGCTGAACGTAGTGGAGTGGCGTGTCGTCCGCTCTGGGAATTGACTTCGCCGAAGTCTTTGAGCCGCTTCTAAATCCAGCTCGATACAAGGCGGCTTACGGCGGTCGCGGGTCTGGCAAGTCTCAGTTCTTCGCGGACTTGATGATCGCGACGGCGGTTCGCAGACCAGGACTGCGCGCATTGTGCTGCCGCGAGATTCAGAAGTCGCTGAAGGAATCGGCCAAGCGCCTGCTGGAACTGAAGATCGCAGCTCGCGGCGTCGGTTCGATGTTCGATGTGCAGGAGGCGCAGATCAAGACGCCCGGCGGCGGACTGATCGCATTCGCGGGCCTTCAGGATCACACTGCGGAGTCGATTAAGTCTTACGAGGGCTTCGATGTAGCGTGGGTCGAGGAGGCCCAGACGGTCAGCCCGCGTAGTCTCCAGCTGCTGCGTCCGACGATCCGTGCCCAGGGTTCTGAACTGTGGTTCAGTTGGAACCCCAGGACCAAGAACGACCCAGTTGACCAGCTTTTCCGGAACAAGGCGATCCCGACCGGGGCCGTTGTAGTCCGTGCCAACTGGGACACGAACCCGTGGTTTCCAGACGAGTTGGAGCAGGAACGCGAAGATTGCCTGCGGCTTCAGCCCGAGCATTACGGCCACATCTGGGAAGGGGACTATGTGACGGTCTCCGAGGGCGCGTATTTCGCCAAGCAGCTTGCGGCGGCGAAGAGCGAAAAGCGCATCGGAAAAGTCTCGCCCGACCCGCTGATGGAATATCGCGCGTTCTGGGACATTGGAACGCGAGACGCGACGGCGATCTGGATTGCACAGTTCGTCGGACGCGAGATCAGGGTTCTGGATTACTACGAAGCTACGGGGCAGCCTCTGGCCGCGCATTTGGGCTGGCTGCGCGAACACGGATACGGGAATGCCCTGTGCGTCCTTCCCCATGACGGTGAGAAGGCCGACCATCTGACAGCCGACAAGTTCGCGGACCATATCGAGTCCGCTGGCTTTCGGACGCAGACGGTCAAGAACCAGGGCAAGGGCGCGGCCATGAAGCGCGTTGAGTCTGCGCGGCGATTGTTCCCCTCCATCTGGTTCAACGAAGAGACCACGAGCGCCGGACGCGATGCGCTAGGCTGGTATCACGAGAAGCGGGACGAGGCGCGCGGGATCGGCCTTGGTCCGGAGCATGATTGGTCATCGCACGGTGCCGACGCATTCGGCCTGATGTGCGTGGCTTACGAAGAGCCCCAGAAGAAACTGCAATTCAATTTCACATCCGGCAATGGGTTCGGGGGATAGATGGCGCGACAGACGAAAGCCGACGCCGATTTCCTCCGCGAAGCGCGGCTGCGATTTCAGGCGGGCATCGACGCCGACCTGGAAAACCGCAAGCGCGACGAGAGCGACCGCAATTTCTACAAGGGCGCGCAATGGTCGCGAAGCGAGACCAAGGATCGCACGGGCCGGATTACGCTGTGCATCAATCGCCTGCCCCAGTTCGTCAAGCAGGTCACTGGCGAGATGCGCCAGAACAAGCCAGCGATCCGCGTCCTGCCCAAGGAAGAGGGTCACGAGGGGATCGCGGATGTCTATTCGGCAATCATTCGGCACATCGAATCCATCAGCGATGCGCACCGGGTTTACAACAAGGCTGGCGAGCAATCCGTGATCGGCGGAATCGGATGGTTCCGAATCCTCACCGATTACATGGACAACACGAGCTTCGAGCAGGAAATCCTCATCAAGCCGATCAGGAACCCGCTTTCGGTCGTAATCGATCCGGACGCGAAAGAGCTGACCCGGCAGGACATGGATTATGCCTTCATCACGGAGCTAATCAGCCGAAAGAAGTTCGAGAAGAATTATCCCGACGTGAGCCTGGTCGATTTCGACAGCCCGAACAGGGAAGAGCTTTCGCAGTGGATGCACGGCGATTTCATCCGCGTCGCCGAATACTGGTATCGCGAGCCGGAGACGCGCACTCTGGCGATGTTCAGCGACGGCTCGACCGACTTCCTCGACGACATCGATCTCGACGCGATCAACGCCGCCCGAGCCGCGCAGGGGCTTGAGCCTGTCGCCGTAATTCAGAAGCGCGAAGTGGAATCGCACAAGGTCCGCTGGTGCCGAATGACGGGCACGGCGAAGATCGACGAAGGCGAGTGGGAGGGCTGCTATATCCCACTGATCCCTGTGATCGGCGAGGAGATCGAGGCCGGAGACGAGATTTACCGCTGCGGCCTGATTCACCACGCGACGGACGCGCAGAAGTCATACAACTACGCGCGTTCGGCGATGGTCGAGCACATCGGCAACCAGCCCAAGGCCCCGTGGCTGGTGACGGCAAAGCAGATCGTCAATTACAAGGAGATGTGGGAGAACGCGAACCGGGGCAATCCCCCGGTGCTGGTGTTCGACGCCGATCCATCCGCTCCTGGGCTATTGCCGCAGCGCGCCTCGCCGCCGACCATGCCGCAAGCGTGGTATGAGGAAGCGCAGATCGCCGATGGCGACATGAAGGCGACGACCGGCATTTACGATGCCTCGCTCGGCCAGAGATCGAACGAAACATCGGGTCGCGCGATCATCGCTCGCGATCAGCAGGGCGAGACTTCGACCTACGTTTATATTGACAACCTCGCGGCGGCGATCCGCATGGCGGGGCTGATGCTGGTCGATTTGATCCCCCATATCTATTCGAACGAGCGGATCATCCGGATCATCGGCGAGGACGGCTCGATTGAGGACTATGCGCGGGTCAATACGCGGCTTCCCGATGGAACGACGTGGAACGACTTGAGTCAGGGCACTTACGACGTTGATGTGACGACTGGCCCAGCTTACGCGACTAAGCGCCAGCAGGCGGCGGACTGGATGATGCAGTTCGTTCAGGCGGCCCCGCAAGCCGCTGCGGTTGCCGGGGACCTGATCGCGAAGTCGCTCGACCTGCCTTATTCGGACAAGCTCGCCGAGCGCTTGGCGTTCCTTCTGCCTCCGGGCATCGATGCGGACGCGGACAAGATGCGCATGGAAGCGCAGCAGCGGATGCAGCAGCCGCCTGATCCGGCACAGCAGATGCAGCTTGCGGGCCTTCAGGCGCAAACGGAGGGCAAGCAGGCCGACGCGCAGAAGAAGGGCGCGGAGGCGTTCATTGCATCCGCGCACGCGCAGGAAACCGCCGCGCAGCTTGCGGCCCAGAACCATGCGTTCCAGCAACTGATGGCAATCACAGGATTCCCGCAAGGGGGATAGCCTACCGGGGCTTTAAGCCGGGCTTCCAGCGCCGCGAGGCGCGCTTTCCCGAAGAAGGATTTTATGAACGAACTGTCCGACGCCACGGAGATTGGCGGCGCGGAGGAATCCGCACAGGTCGAAACCAACGCTGAAGCGACCGCAGCTCAGGATACCGGCACTGAAGAGACCGGCCAAGCCGACGATACCGGCGAAGTAACCGAGGAACAGCACCAGAAGCGCGTTCCGTGGTTCCAGAAGCGTATCGATGAAGTCACGCGGCAGAAATACGAAGAGCAACGCCGCGCCGATTACCTTCAGGGGCAACTCGATGCCCTGATGAAAGGTCAGTCCGCGCCGCAGCAGCAGGTTGGACCGCCCGATCGATGGGAGGACCCGGAAGGGTATGACCGCTGGCTAATCGAACAGGCCACCAAGCAGTTCGAGGAGCGCAGCAAGACTCAGCAGATCGCCCGCACCTACGAGGAGCGGGAGAACGCAGCTCGCCAGTCGCACCCGGATTTCGATTCCGTGGTTCGCGACCCGACGCTGCCGATCACGCCACTGATGGCCGATGTCATTCGCGAGAGCGAGGACGGGCCGGAAGTCGCATATTATCTCGGGACCAACCGCAACGAAGCGCAGCGGATCGCGTCGCTTCCCCTTCACATGCAGGCCGCAGCATTGGGTCGAATCTCCGCCGCTCTCACCAAGCCGCAGGCGACCCAAACCCGCACTCCGCCAGCAGCTCCGCCAAAGACGGTCTCCGGATTGTCGGCTGGTCTCAACAAGGACCCGAACGACATGACGATGGCCGAATATGTCGCGGCGCGAAAGGCGGGGAACCTCTAAAAAACACGAATGCCACGTCGCGATGACGTTGCGTTCCCAGCGCCCCTTCGGGGGCCAGAAGGACCCCACAAATGTCTAACTCGGTAATCACCCCGACCATCTTCGCCAAAGAGGCGACGATGGTCCTCAACAACAATCTCCAGATGGCGAAGGAAGTCTATCGGGGCCTCGAAAGCGATTTCGGGAACTCGATCAACGGCTACTCCGTCGGCGACACGATCTCCATTCGCAAGCCGACCGACTTCACCGTTCGCTCCGGTGCCAACGTGTCCAATCAGGACGTTGTGGAAGGCAAGACCAGCCTTACCGTCAACATTCAGGAGGGCGTCGATTTTAGCTTCACCTCGAAAGAGCTGACGCTGAACATCAAGGAGCTTTCGGATCGCGTCATCAAGCCGGCGATGATCCAGCTTGCCAACTCGGTCGATGCCAAGCTCATGGCCCTTTACAAGGACGTGAACGGCCTCGTCGGCACTGCGGGTCAGACGATCAATTCGTTCGCTGACTTCGCGGCGGCTCCGCAGCGCCTCGACGAGCTGGCGGTTCCCGCTGATCGCGTCGCGGCGTTGTCTCCGGCGGATAGCTGGGGCCTCGTCGGCTCACAGACGGCGCTCTACATGAGCGACGTTGCCAAGGATGCCTATCGCAACGGCAAGCTCGGCCAGATCGGCGGAGTCGATACGTTCTCCTCGCAGAACGTGCAGACGCATACGGTTGGCGTCGCGACCGGCACTCCGCTGGTCAATGGCGCGAACCAGACTTCGACCTATGCGAACGTCAAGGACACGAACACCCAGACCTTGAACACCGATGGCTGGACGAACTCCACCACCGGCATTCTGAAGCAGGGCGATGTCATCACGATTGCCAACGTCTATGCCGTCAATCCGGTGACGAAGGCGAAGCTGCCGTTCCTCAAGACCTTCGTCGTTACGGCAGACGTGGACTCGGGCGCAACGACCGGCCCCGCCGCGTTGACGATCTCTCCGGCGATCATCACGTCCGGCGCGTTCCAGAACGTCGATTCGGCTCCGGCGGACAATGCCGCGATTACGGTCGTCTCCGGAACCGGCGGCACTGGCTATCGGCAGAACATGGTGTTCAATCGCAATGCCTTCGCGCTTGCGATGGTGCCGATGGTCGCGCCTCCCGGCGCTGTCGATGTCGCTCGGCAGTCGTTCGAGGGAACCAGCGTCCGCGTGATCCCCTACTACACGGGATCGACGGACGTATCGGCGTGGCGTCTCGACATCCTCTACGGGGTCAAGACGATCGATCCGCGCCTTGCCGTGCGTCTCTACGGCGCAGCGTAAGCGTAAACTCGGGGAGGGGCTGGAAACGGCCTCTCCCCTTCTTCTTCAGGCGGAGGCGCGACGATGGCGATCACAGCCCTCGATACGGTTACGCGCGCCCTGCAAAAGCTCCGCGTCATCGGCGTGGGTAAAGAGCCCAAAGCGGCGGAAACCGCGCTAGGCGTCGCCGAGCTGAACGACATGCTCGCCGAATGGGCCGTTGACGGCATCGATCTCGCGGTTTTGCCGCTTGAGACGAGCGACCAGATCGACGTTCCCGACGATCACAACACGGCCATTGTCCTATGCCTTGCCGCGAGGTTGGGCGGGTTCTTCGGTGCCCAGCTGAGTCCGATTGACGCCGCTTCGCTCGACCGGCGCATGGATATCCTGCGCGCCTACCATTTCTCCATCGCGGACCTCGCGGACGACAATCCGCTGAGCCGCTGCAACCTTCCGAACACCGACTAAATGCCCTCGGTCGCCTACGGCTCGACGGCCTATCGCAGAACCACCGGCAACTTCCCCGAACTCAAGCTCATCAACATCTTCGTCGAGAAGGCGGCGACGAGCGAGAACCAGGTTGCGCTTCTGTCGCGACCGGGCCTTTCCGCCCTCAAGACGAACGGCTCCGGCCCGACCAACAAGATTTACTGCGAGAACGGCGTTTTCAACGGGGACGACTTCTCGATTTCCGGCAAGGCGCTGTATCGGGGCACAACCCTGCTCGGGACAATGGCCGATGTCGGAGACGGGCCTTACTCCATCGCCGGGAACACAAATGAAATCCTGATCGCGGGCGGCGGCGACATGTATCGCTGGAACGGCACCGCGCTTACCAAGGTGACGTTTCCCGACAGTGCGCATGTCCGCGCCGTGTGGTTCATCGGCTCGGTATTCAAGGCAATCCGGGGCACGGAATCGGACGGCAGCCCCGACCTCTATCCGGGGCGCTTCTATTGGTCGAATGTCCTCGACGGCTCGACGTGGGACGCGCTCAACTTCGCCACGGCTGAACGTCGTGCGGACGGGTTGCTCGACGGGGCCGCGCTCAACGACAAGAGCATCCTCTACGGTCAATCGACGATTGAAGTCTGGGCGGACACGGGAGACGCGGACCTACGGTTCACGCGTATCGAAGGCATCGGTTCGCAGTCCAAGGGGATTATCGGGACCGGCGCGCATTGCGAGGCCGACAATACGTTCTTCCACATCGGCTCGGACGGGGTTGTTTACCGGCTCGGCGATCAGTTCGACCGCGTTTCCGACCACTGGCTTGAAGAGCGGATCATCGCCTCGACCAATAGGGCGCTGTTCTCGTTTCGCTGGCAGGGGCATGAGTTCGTCTGCGTCCGCCTTGATGACGAGACCTTCGCCTACGACTGCGCGACGCAGGGCTGGTGCGAGCTTCAGACCGATGGCGGGCAATGGATCGCCCAGTGCTCCGCGATGCACGGGCAGACGGCTTATTTCGGGCATCACAGCACGGGACAAATCATGATCTGGTCCGGGTGGGATGATCTCGGAACAGCGATGGAGCGCCGTCTCACGTTCGCCGTGCCGCTGGACGAGCCCGCGAGCATCGATCGCATTTCCTTCTGGTGCAACACGGGCCACACGCCGCTTCTGACGGGCCAGGGTTCTGATCCGCAGCTCGAAATGCGCCTGTCGGACGATGCGGGCAATACCTGGAGCGATTGGGACGGGGATGATCTCGGCGCACAGGGCGACTATCGGCAGGTTCCGGAGTTTCGCGGGTTGGGACAGTTCGATTTCCCCGGCCTCATGGGCGAGGTTCGGGTGACGGACCCGGTCGGGTTCCGGCTTAGCGCGGTCAAGATCAACGATCCGGGCGGGGGCAAGTCGCGATGACGCGCAAGCTCGACCGCCTGAACGCCAGCAACTCGTCCGGACTGGCATTTCAGCGGCTGTGGCAACGGAATTGCGAGCTGATCGAAAGCGTCTTTTCCGACCTACAGGGCCAGATTGACGCGATTGCAGCGGCGCAAGCGGCGGCGGACGCGGCACAGGCTACTGCGGATACCGCGCAGACGACCGCGAACACGGTCAACCGCAACGATTCCATTTCGACCTCATGGACTTCGCCGGGAACGATCCTGACCGCCTCGGACACGGGTTCGGCGGCGAGGATCACCGTTTCCAGCCACACCCGGAAATATACCGACGTTTCATCCAAGTCGATCACGGGCGGAAACATCAACGGGCTCAATTACTCGACGCTCTATTACGTCTATTACGACGACCCGAACCGCTCAAGCGGATCGCAGACCTACCACGCCACGACGAACCCGAACACTGCTCTTCCCGGAGCCGCTGCGGGACGGCATTTTTGCGGGAGCATCACCACTCCGGCTGCGGGCGGTGGATCGACCAGCGGCGGAGTTGACGCACCTTCGGGTGGCGGCGGCGTGCAGGGCGGCCAAATCCCGTAATGCGCGAGGCCACCTTTTCCGACCTTCCGAAGATCGCGGAATGGATGGAACGGGACTTCGGCAAGAAGGAGGACTTCACCGGCTTTCTGTCGCGAGAGGGGAATGTCTGCCTCATCGAAGGCGAAGGCGGGGCGTTCTTCGTTCCCGTGTCGCCCAACGTTTACGAGGTTCACGTTGCTTTCGAGCAGCGTGGGAAAGCTGTTTTAGAGCTGTCCCACCGGATGCTCGATTACATGCGTCGGAGCCGTGGCGCGTCAAGGTTCGTCGCCTGCGTTCCTGAAGATGCGCGCAGGGTGAAGATGTTCACCCGCCTGATGGGCTGGGAATCGCTCGGCCATTCCAACGGCCACGAAATCTTTCAATCGGAGTAAGTCATGCCTCCAGTAGTAGTTGCCGCTGGCATCGGTGCTGCCGGCGCAATCGGCGGTGCCGTGCTTTCTGGCAACGCGCAGAAGGACGCGGCGCAGCAGGCGACCGCCGCCACCACCGCAGCGAACGACAAGGCCGTGAATGCTCAGCTCCAGTTGGGGCAGCAGAGCCTCGATCTCCAGCGGCAGATGTATAACAACAACGTCGGCCTTCAGACCGGCATCTACAACCAGGATTTCAAGGTTCTCGCGCCCTACGCGGCGAACGGAATCCCGGCCTCGAACGCGATCAATTCGCTCCTCGGCCTTCCTGCTGCGCCGAACCTCAAGTCGGGCGTGAAAGCTCCCACTCCCATCGCGGCCCCAACCCCGGCTCCAGCGGTCGCGAATGCGCTTGCGGGATACAGCCCCGCGCAGCTCGCGGCGATGCAGAACGACGGCATTCCAGGAAACTATGCGGCGGCGCTGGCTGCAAACCGAGGCTGAACGATGAACGCACTTCTCCAGCAGCATGGCCCGATTATGCAGCCGCTCGCGCAGACCATGACGGCTACCGCGCAGCCAGTGCAAACCGCGCAGCCGGTAGCGCAGACGCCGCTTCCCGGAGGGATGCCGCCGCTTCCGGGCCATCTCGGGAAAGGGCCGCGCAACCCGCACGGTGGCGGCGTCGGAACCCCGACCCCCACGCCAACTACCGCACCAGCGACGAACACGCCGACGACTGCGCTCAACAACTTCGCCAACTCTGCCGGAATGCAGTTCGCCGAGCAGCAGCAGGCGAACATGCTCAACAATTACTACGCCGGGCACGGGGCGTTGCTCTCCGGCGCGGCGGGGAAAGCATTCCAGGATCGCGGTTCGCAGATCGCGCTGCAAAACTACTTCTTCCCCTACATGAGCTATCTCGGCCAGCAGCAGGCGATGGGGGCCGGTGCCGCGTCCTCGATTGCGGGCGTCGGATCGAACTTCGGCAACACGGTTGCGAACCTCGGCCAGAACTACGCCAACGCGGCGGGCAACATCAATTCGAACATGGGCAACGCGATTGCCAACGGCGCGCTCAACGTCGGCAACGCGAACGCGAACAACGCGGCAATCGGCGGCCTCGCCAACGCGAATATGTATAACACGATCGGCAGCCAAATCGGCAATGTCGCGTCGAGCTTCATTCATCCTTATTAGGAGGGCGCGACTTGGACCCGTATAGCATCATCGCGCAGTATCCGAACGCCGGACAGGGCTTCTCCAACGCGTTCAATCAGGGAATGCAGCAGAACGCGCTCGCCGCCTTCGCGCAGAACCCGAACGACCCGAGGGCGCAGGCCGCCGCTTCACGCTATGATCCAAGCGCGGTGATGCAATATCGCCAGCAAGAAATGCAGCTTTCGCACGAGCAGACACAGCAATGGCACGCCTATGCTGGCGAACTGGCGAAATGGGCCGACAATCCGCAGAAGTGGGATGAGGCGGTCGATTACATGGTCTCGCAGGGCCATCCCGAGGCGGCGCAGCTCAAGGGCAAGTTCTCGCCTGCACTTCGGCAGTCGTTCATGGCGCTTGGCGGGGTGAAGGACGACAATCCGGTTCAGGACCCCGGCATTATCCGCGAGTTCGACATTGCCACTCAGCGCGGCCTTGTCCCGCAAGGCACCACCTACGAACAATATGTTCGGATGCGCAATCCGGGCATGAGCGCACCGGTCACGATTCCCTACGGCGCGACGGTATCGGGCGGCGGCGATATGCCGACTGTTGCCAGCCCACAGGATGCGATGAAGCTGCCGCCGGGAACGCAATTCAGAATGCCGGACGGGAGGATCGGAACGGTTCCGGGAGGCGCTGGCGGCAACGCCAGCGGCGGGTTTCCGCAATAACCCTGGAGCCTTGCGCAAGCCGGGCAGCATGGAGTTTGAGAGCTTCGCCACTCCGCAGCAGGGCATTCAGGCGCAGGAGGCGCTGTTGGGGCGCTACATGGGGCGCGGCCTCAACAATGTCGCGAGCATCGTCGAGCGCTACGCTCCGCGCCAGAGCCGGGGCGGCGACAACACCGATGCACAGGTCAACAACTACATCGCCTACGTCTCGCGACGGTTGGGCGTGAACCCGCAGGATACGCTGTCCCCGGCAATGGTGGGCCGATTGGGCGAGGCGATGCGCGAGTTTGAAACCGGCAAGAGGGCTTTTTAGTGGCAGATCAGACCGATCCCTGGGCCGCGTTCAACCCGCAGCCCGCGCCCTCCGCTGCGCCACAATCCGACATGTTCGGCGGGCGTCCGGTGATCTACCAGCAGCAGACCCCGCAGGATCAGGCGCAGCTCACGCGCACGCAGCAGGAGATCGCCAACAACCCGCTCCAGCAGGAATCAACGCGCACCAATATCGACCAGAACCGCCAGTCGATGCAGAACCAGCGGTTCAATCAGAACCAGGGGCTGCGGCAGGAGTTCAACGCCCTCCCCGAGGTGAAGAACTACAGCGTTGCGCTGTCGTCGCTCGGAACGGCGCTCAAGGCCCCCGATACGCCGCAGGGCGACCTTGCCATCATCTACGCCTACGCGAAGGCCGCCGATCCCGGCTCGGTCGTTCGGGAGGGCGAGATGGACATGGCGACCGCCACCGCTTCTCTGCCGGAGAAGTTTCGCGCCGATGCCATGCGGCTGACACAAGGCAAGCGTTTGCCCCCACAGGTCCGCACGGGGCTCATCGAGACGATGCGCCAAGCGGTCTCGGGGATGCGCCAGACCTACGACCAGCAGCGCGCCCGCTATACCCAATTGGCGCAGCAGAACGGGTTCGACCCGCAGCAGATCGTCGGACAGCCGCTCTACGACGCCATCCGCCCGCTGGAAGAGAATTACATCCGCTCCCACGGCGAGACGCCGCGCGACCCCAACGCGCAGATCAATGTCGCGCCTGGTGGGCAGACGGAGAGGGGTTTCGGGCTCCACGACGACCAGCGACAGCTCACGCCCGAGCAGCAGCAGCAGGAACGCGCGTTCCTCGCCACCAACCCCTCGCCCGAGCAATATGCGGCGTTCCTCTCGGCATTGCAGGGCGGCGGCGCGATTGACCCGACAGCCGTTGCGAACCGCCTGAAGGCGCTCCAGTCCGGCGCGGCCTACAATCCGACCATCGGCGACGATCCCCGCGCAATCGCTCTTGCCGAGCAGATGAAGCAGAACGGCGGAGCTGGAGACGCTGCGGCAATGGGCGCGGCGCAGGGCATCACGCTCAACTCCGCCGACGAGATTCAGGCCGCAGGCGCGGCCTTGCGCGGTTCCCTGTCGGGACAGGGCTCCATTGGCGACCTCTACGGCGTCAACGAGCGCGCCAACCAGATTTACAACGACTATCTCCAGCAGCAGCATCCGATCGCTTACGGCGCTGGCGAGCTGGGCGGCGGCGCGGTTCTCGCTCCACTGACCTTCGGCGCATCCACGCCTGCCGAGCTTGCGGCGCTGAGCGGCGGCATGGGCGCTGTCGCGGGCTTCAACGGTGGTGAGGGCGGCGTTGGCAACCGCTTGCAGAGCGCAGCGCAGGGTGGCGTTGCCGGAGCGGCCTTGGGCTATGCGATTCCGAAAGGCGTCAACGCGCTACGCCGCAGCCCTCCCGCCGAGGTTCCACCGCTGGTCGATCCGCAGACTGGCGCGCTCAATCAGCCGCTTGAGGCGATGACTCCGGGCCAGCGGGTGGTGAAGGCGGAGGAATACGGCATCAACCTTCCCGCAGACGCGGCGGGCGGTGCTTCGGCTGCCAGGATCGGCAAGGGGCTCGACATTCTTCCGGGCTCCGCTGGCGTGATGGAAGATGCGCGCCGGGGCACGGAGAGTCAGGTCGCCGCCGCTTCGGACGTGGTTGCGTCCCGCTTCGGTTCCTCGCGAACCATGAACGAGGCGGGGTCCGAGCTTCAGCGCGGGGCGAACGAACGTATCGAGCGCGGCAAGACCGTGATCGGGAAAGCCTATGACGCAATTCCGATCAGCGATCAGGCGCAGGCCACCACCACGAACACTGTCGGCACGCTTCAGCAGTTGACGGGTCGCTTTCAGTCGAACCCGGACCTTGCCGACGCATTGAAAGACCCGCAACTCAATCGCTATCTGAACGCGCTCCAGAATGGGCAAATCAGCTGGCGTGACCTGAAGGACTTCCGTTCGCTGATCGGCGAAAAGATCGGCGACATGCGCTTCGGCGAAAGCTCCCGCACCAGCGATCTTCGCGCGCTCTACGCGGGCTTGTCCGAGGACATGCGCAACACCGCCGCCGCACAGGGGCCGGGAGCGCTGCGGGCGTTCGAGCGCGCCAACAACCTCAACCGCCAGAACGAGGAGCTGGTTCAAGGCGCGTTGACCCGCATTCTCGGCAATGACGGCAATCTCTCACCCGAAAAGGCCGCAGCAGCCGTTCAGGCGATGACCAAGGGCGGCAAGTCCACGGGCGACCTCCGCACGCTGGCACAGATCAAGGCTGCCACCGTGAAGAGCGGTGCGTGGAACGAGATTGCATCCACCCTCATCCGCTTGGGCGGACAGCCCGCCAACTCCGCAGGGCGTGACTTCAACCCGCAGACCTTCGTGAATTGGTATGCGGACATGGCAGAACCCGCCCGCCGGATGCTGTTCGGCAATGGCGAGCTTCGCAGCGCTCTCGACGGCTTCGTGGCCGTCAACCAGCGGCTTGAGAAGGTCAACGCGCTACGCAACACTTCGAACACCGCTGGCGGCCTAACGGCGGCGGGAACCGCCCTTGCCGTGCCGACCGCGATCATGGCGGCGGGCAGCGGGCATCCCGGAACCGCAGCCGTTATCATCGGGCAGGCCGTGGGCACCTACGGCATGGCGAAGCTGTGGACGAACCCGTCGTTCGTTCGGGTGATGACTGGCTATTCAAAGGCGGTTGCCTCTGGGAACGCCAATGCGGTGCGCTCGCAGATCGGGCGGATTAGCGCGCTTGCGGCGACCAATCCCGACCTTCGCGAGCCGCTCGCAGCGCTTCAACAAAGACTGATCCAGGCCGCGAACGATAACGTAGGCCGCGCCGCCGCGTCACCACAGAACGACCAGACCAACCAGCAATAGCGCAATCCGCCGCGTCCTCCGAGGCGCGAGCAGGCCCGCCAAAGCGAAAAGCAACACCGCCTGCCAGACCTTCATCGAGGTCTGAATAGCACCCCACGCATGGAGATTCTATGGCGTCGAAGCAGCTTATGCTTCCGGCAAACCGGGCGTTCAACTCGAACGGACTGCCCGAGGCCGGGGCCAAGGCATATCTGTATGTCTCGGGCACCACCACGCCCGCCAACTTCCTCGACGCCGATGGGAACTCGCTCGGCTCGGTCCTGACCGCGAATGGTGCTGGCCGCCTCGATACGCCAGCTTACCAGGACGAAGATACCGCGTTCCGGCTCATCATCAAGGACGCGGGCGGGGTCCAGCTCGACGACATCGATCCGTTCTATTTTGGGTTTTCGTCGATCGAGGTTCCAGTCGGCAATTTTACCGACGTAACCACCTATGGCGCAATCGGTGACGGAGTAACCGACGACAGCTCCGCGATCCAGGCCGCTATCGATGCCGTAGTCGCTGCGGGCGGTGGGACGCTCTACTTTCCGCACGGAACTTATTTCCTCAACACCGGACTCCTGCTGACCCTCGCGGCGGACGGGGGGATCAATGTTCGCTTGCAGGGCGGCGCAGGCACCTTCCTCAAGACGACTTCCGCAATCGACATTCTGACGATCAGCAACACCAATGTCGGAGCCGCGAACACCCGCCGAGCGATCATTGACGGGCTCGGGTTCAACGCGAACAACGCCTCGGCTCGCGGGCTGGTTCTCACCAAGGCGGCCTATAACCAGTTCACCAATCTCGACTTCATCGGGTCTGGGACGGCAATCGTCGTCGGCACCGCCGTTACCGACACATACACCATCGGCAACCAGCTTTCGAACATCAGAATCACCCAGCCCGGCAACGGTCTTAAGCTCGGCGGCCTTTACAACGTCGTCACGAACCTCATTGTTGGCGAGGGGATTAGCGGCGCATACGCAATCCAGATCGACGGTGCCTACTGCATCGTATCTGGCTTTGTCGCCCGTGGAGCTGGAGGGGCTGGCGGAACGGCTACGGTCGTCGTTGCCGGAACGGCCATTGGTAGCGTCCTCTCCAATGGCACAATCGTTGATAGCTACGCCATCGGCGCGGAAGTCGCCGGTCTGCGCGAATGCAAGGTCATTGGCGTAACCATCGTCAACAGCCAGACGCACGGCCTGCGGCTGAACGGCTGCCTTCAGGGACGGTTCGAGGTCAGCATTGAGCACGCCTCGCTCGCCGCTTCGGGCGTATCCAATCACATCGAATGCACGAACACGCCCCAGGACAACACGATCACCGCGCAGTTCGTCGGCACGGAAGCGAACCTCGATATCAACGAGGCGAGCGGATCGAAGAACATCTGGATGTGCGGCACTCTGCCGAACGGAAAGACGATCTCGGGCACCAATTCCGTCGTCATTGCGAATGGCGGTAGCGACACGTTCCCGCTCAAGGCCAACAACCTCTCCGATCTTCCCTCAGCTTCCACGGCGCGGACCAACCTCGGCGCTGCGGCGTCCGGATTGGCGACCGCATCGGGCCTCACCACGAGTGCGACAGACAAAATCCTCGGCCGCTCATCGGCGGGCGGTGGCGCGCTTGAGGAAATCGCCTGCACGGCAGCCGGTCGTGCGCTCATCGATGACGCGGACGCGGCGGCTCAGAGGACGACGCTCGGGCTCGGGACTGCGGCAACGCAGCCGTCCACTGCGTTTGCGCCCGCAGCGCCGCAAATTCAGGCTGTCACATCCTCGGCCACAGTCACCCCCACGTTCTCGAACGATCAGGTCAACATCACCGCGCAGGCTGTTGGGCTCACCCTCGCCAACCCATCGGGGACAGCCGTTGACGGGTGGGGCATCGTCATTCGGATCAAGGACAACGGCTCCTCTCAGAGCATCGCCTACGGAACGCAATATCGCGCCGTTGGAGTAACGCTCCCCACGGCAACGGCGGCGGGCAAGGTCCATTATCTCGGCTGCGTCTGGAACGCGGCGGCGACGAAGCTCGACGTTCTCGCGGTCGCGCAGGAAGCGTAGCGTGAAGCCAATCCATATCCTGCGGACGCGGAC